CCAAGCCTGTCGGCAATCTCATTTTGAGTCATGCCACTCTCAGCCATTGCTTCAATCTTTTCGATCTCGGAAGGAGATGGATTCCATCTTACTGTATTCGGGACAAATCCCGACTTTTTCAGTCGATTCCAAATGCCTTTTATTTCCGTCTCAGAATGTTCGGGAAAAAGTTCAGAAGCAATCTGAGATGGAGCGAGGCCACGGTGATGAAGTGGGAGGATTTGGTCTAGGTGATATTTCATGGCTAGAGAATAAGACCATAGTGGAAATCTCGTCAATAGGAAAAGAACTCGTCGGAGATTTTTCTGTCCCAATCTACGAGAACTATTATGCTCACGGTGTATTTAATCACAACAGCGGGAAATCGCGTAGCGCGGCATGGATTGTCATGCGTGCGCTAATGGAGAACCCAAACACTGAGATTGTATGTTGGTCGCAGAATGAAGATGCAAGTGTTGAACGTCAGCAACCCTACCTGTGGGAAATGATGCCGCAGGAATACAAGAAGAAGCAGAAGGACGAGGTTGCGAAAATCAACTATTCCAAGGCTACGGGATTCACTGGCAACAAGTTCATCCTCCCAAATGGCTCAGTCTGCTACTTCAAATTCTACACTCAGTTCCAGAATGATGACTCTGTAATCGAGGGTGCTAAGCTAGGTGCGCCAGTCAAGACTTGCAAGTTCATCAACATTGGCACTTGGTGTGATGAATATCTCGGAGATGAAACACTTTTGAAACGGTTGCGCTCTCGTTGTGGCGACTTCGATGCCAAAATTCTAGTGACTTTCACTCCGCTACGTGGTTACACACCGTGTGTAGGTTCTATGCTAGACGGTGCTAAGACTGTCGAGAGTCTGCCAGCATCGCTACTCAACGGGGAGCTAATGCCATACGTCCAAGAGCCAAAGGATCGCTCAAACATGGCCGTGGTTTATTATCATTCCGAGCGAAACCCTTTCTCCAACTGGAAGCGACTTGCCCGAAACCATGCCAATGCTTCCGTAGAGGAAATTAAGAAGGTGCTGTACGGCTACCCGACCAAGAGCATGACTGCCATGTTCAACACCTTTGACCAAACGGCACATATTTACGACCCGAAAGAAGAGCATATTGACTTCGCGAATAGCGAATGGACGAACTATCAAGTCATTGACCCTGCTGGTGCGAAGTCGTGGGCGTGTGCTTGGTACGGGGTAAATGCTAAGGGTGACGTAAGACAATGGGCTGAGTGGCCTGATCGCGCAACCTATGGTGAATGGGCAGTGGAGGGCAAGTCTCAAGTTCGGTCTGATGATGCCGTGACATGGAAGCGTGGGCCAGCAGCAGAGGATTGTGGGGGCTTGTCTCTCCGTTCCCTTCAAATGGAGTGGAAGAAGATTGAAGGTGACATACCAATCTTTGAGCGCATCATCGACGTGCGCTTTGCCCATAGCCCAAAACAGACGAAGGATGACGGAGAACGCACTCTGCAAGATGAGTTGCGAGACATTGGCATTGAGACCGTCCCGTCATTCGGTGCGACAGAGGAAGTTGGATTGCCTAAAATTAGCGAGTGGTTGGCTTTTGATAACAAGCAACCTTTCGACAAATACACCAACTGCCCGACATTCCGCATCTCAAGCGACTGTGGCAATACAATATTTAGCTTTATGAACTACTGTCAAAACGGGAAGAAAGATGAACCGCTTAAGGATTTTATCGACCTTCCCCGCTACGCAGCAACTCACGACGAGGGAACAGGAATTGGACACTTCGGCAAAGATACGCTGGGTGTGCTGGTTCAATCTGGAGGATACTAATTATGAACGAAACATGTAAATCAATAGCCGAACAGCTCGGCAAACCGTACACAGCAATGCGCATAGGTAAGCTTCGTGCAGCAGTGTGCGACGAGGAAGACCTAGACGGGAACGAAATTCTACCTTCGGGAGTGCTAAAAATCATGGCACAGATCAAGGGTGAGATTGACGTAATCGAAGAAGCGAAGCCAGAAGTAGTCACTGTACGAGTGCTGCACCATCAAACGGGCAACCCTCGCTTCATCTATGCAGAAGACCCCGATACTAAGCGTAAGGTTCGTGTCGGAGTTCCACAGCGACACAAGAATATCATCAACCAAAAAGGTAAGCGACTCAAGGTAAGTCGTGCTTATAAGGATGGACAAGCATACTACAGATACCCCGTGCGATAGGTGGTTTGTTGCTGAACACGCAGACTTGTGGTCGTCAATTGACTACATGAGAGCGTTGACGCAGGGAGGAATTGACGGAATGGACGAAACAGACCTGCTTGACAGTCTCGGCTACGACGACAGGAAGATAGAGAAAATGGCGTTTGAAATACGCGAACGTCGCTAAGACAATCAGTGATAGACTAGGAATAATGGCTACATATCGAAATCAAGACCAAGATGAGTCGGAAATTTACTACGACGAAGACTTTGACTATAATCAGTTCAAGGAGACTTTCGACGAGGACGTTGACAATCTCTCCGACTTTATCAAGCGGTGTAGCGATTCATCCGACATTCGACGGTGCGATTGGGCTGGCAAGACTCCAGACCTAAAGAAGTCCGACGCAACCGCCTTCCCTTTCAAGGACGCTTCCGACACCGAGGTTCATCTAGCAGAATACCACATCTCGGCGCAATCAGCCATTAACGAGAACGCACTTCGCAAATCTACCATCAGAGCCTACCCACGTACCGCACAAGACATTCAGCGAGCTACAGAGGTGACTGTCTTGCTTAAGTGGTTTCGTGACGCTGGAATCCCAGAGTTCTGGCAGCAGATGGAGAAGGCCGACAACTACGCACAAGAGAAGGGGCTGCGCATTGCCTACTGCGACTACAAGTCCCCTACGAAGCGATCATACGAGAAGGTTTTTGACCTAGAGGAAATTCAGAGTGCCTTCCCCGACACAGCTAGTGACTTTGTTGAGACACTTGCAGATGAAGACCGTGTGGATGAAGCAATTGAAGCACTCAACTCAATTCCAAATTGGGAGCTAAACGAGAAGCGTGTTAAGCGAGCGTTGAAGGAGTTGCGCGAGAAAGGGGTAGCCACCATTCCCGTAACAATTGAAGACTCTGGCAGACCTGTCCTCCAAGTCCTAGCACCCGATGAGGAGTTCTTTGCCCCATCTTACACCACCAACTTCTGCGATGCTCCGCGCTGCCATGTACGCAAACCTATGACAGCTCAAGAAATCTTGAGTCGCGTCAGCTCGGAAGGATGGGATCAAGAGTGGGCAGACTGGGCAGTTGAGAATGAGCGAGGAACACTCAATGCTTTCCGTACAAGTAGCTCGACGAACAACCCGCGACAGCCTTCGCGAATTGATGACGAGCGTGACCTAATTGATGTTGTTTTCACATTTGAGAAGCTTATTGACCGTGACGATCTAGCCGAAGGTATTTATCTGACGGTGTGGAGTCCAGAGTTTGGTGATAGTGATAGTCAAGTGCCTCCATATGCAAAGCGTGTCTTGCTGAGTGGGCTTCGACAGTTCCCCTTTGTTGTGCAGTCCCGTAGCTATGATGCTCGCACTCTGTACAGCGCACAGACAGTCCCAGAGCTTCTTAAAGCCTCTCAGAAGAATCAGAAGGTGCTACGTGATGCGAACATGGACAACTCGGCATACGAGGTGAGTCCTTCGCTCCTAGCCCCTCCTACATGGGATCACGGACGGCCAGGACCAGGCGGCGTATATGCTACGCGAGTAGGTCAAGCACCGCAGTATCTTAACCGCAATACAAACTTTGGTGCTGTATTCAATCTTGAGAAGGAAATTGTGTCGGAGGCAGATCGTCTCGTAGGTCACTCGCCAGAAGACCCCGCTTCCATACAGATGCAAACGGCATCAATCAATCGCCACCTAAGCTTTGCCCAAGATGTGCTAAAGATGTGCTACGAAATGTACAAGCTCAAAGGGCCAGATGAACTATTCTTCCGAGTTACAGGTCGTCCAGAACCCGTACAGTTTGTCAAAAACTCCGACGAGACTGAGATGGACGTGTCGGTAAGCTTCAACACTCTGTATGACGATCCAGAGAAGATTGAGAAGATGATTGAAGGTCTAATCCGAGTCTCAAGCCTAGACACTGCTGGACGTGTGAATACAGAAGCACTTGTTGACTTTGCGCTCTCTGCAATTGATCCAACTGCCGCAGAAGCAATGTTGATGCCAGCAGAGCAAGGTTCGGCTAAGGTGACAAACGAGACACTAAGTGACATTTCTCAAATGGCAACTGGCATTGCCCGTAGCCCTGCACCTAATGCAACTGAGCTGCGTATGGAAGTTGTGGCTAACTACGAAGCGGAGCAGCAGCAAATTCAAGCGACAGGCCAAGTGCCTTCGATTCTCTACTCTAACCCTCAATTCATGTTCCTATTCGATCAGTACAAGCAGCAGCTTCAGTTTGCACTCGACCAGAAGAAGAATGGAACGGAATTCGGAATCTATGGAACAGAAGCGGCAAGTGTCGGTAACATCTCAACCCAAGGACTAGAAAGTGCCTAATTCAACAACAATCAAGGAGTTTAAGGATTTCCTTAAAAAGAACCCAGAATACGGGGTTGCCCTCTATGAGTACCTAGAAGATCGTCGAGATCAAATGCTCTCACAACCTTGGTACAGCCCAGACAAGTATTTAGGGAAACGTTGTCAAGTTGTCGCGGAGTTTCTTACCGCAGACTTGATGGAGGAATTTAACTTCAAAAAAGAATCTCGGAGTCGGTAGGACTAATTGTGCTAGACTCTAACTAACAGCCCCCGCCTTGGCTGAAACCCAATAGGTAGATATGACAGATACACTAGAAGCGGCTATCCCTGATGCCGAAGAAACTACTCAGGAGACAGGAACACCAGAACAGCGCAGACAAGCTCTCGTAGAGGAGCGAATCCGCAAAGCGACAGGTGTTGAAGATGAACCAGAGCCAGAAGCTCCCGAAACCGACGAGGAGGCAGATGAGGAAGAAGACGGAGACGTCGAAACCCCAGAAGTTGACGAGGAGGATGAGGAAGAAGAAAGCGAAGATGATTCAGACGTTCTTTCACAGGATGAAGGATTTGACATTGAAGACCTCAATGAAGAAGAACTTGAAGCTCTCACTCAACAGATTAACGCTAAGGCTGGTAAAGCACTGACCAAAAGCCGTCTGGAAAAGAAGGAGTGGAAAGCAGAGAAAGAGAAGTTGCAAGCTCAGATTGACGAGCTATCCAAAAATGTAGTCACATCGGACAACCCTTTCGCAGCAATTCGCACAGTTGAAGACGCTGAGAAGGACATCAAACAAGCCGAGGTAAACATTAAAGGATGGAATCGAAAGCTGATTACAGAGCAAATCGAAAAGTATGACGATAAGACGGGCGAAGATGTCCGAGGTGTCATGTTTGGAGATACGTTCATTCCAACTTCTCAGCTTCTTGATGCAATTGACAAAGAGGAGGAAAAGCTAGAACCGCTACGCGCCCGAAAGTCGGAACTGAAAAAGGTTTCCGAAACCCTAGGCAATACAAGTGAGCTAGTTGATTCCACTCGCAGCAAGCTAGGCATTGATGAGAATGAAAGTGCAGCAAAGGAGTATGACTCACTGCTAGAAAGCCCTAAGTTCGCATTGGTCAAGAACATCTTTCCAGACTACGCCAAAGAGCTGATTGAAGTATTCGGTCGAGCGTCTTTGACGGAAGTTCCAGAGGAAAAGAAGTTCTCTAAGAAGCTCAAGCGCAAATCCCCGAAGCCTAAAACATCGGACGTTTCCATTGATACAAAAGCCAGCAGAAGCCCTAAGCGGTCAAGCGGTGCTAGTGTAGAAATCAAGAAACTTCAAGCGATCGTCAATGATCCCAAACAATCAATCGCTGCTCGGCGCGACGCTGACCAGCAAATCAGAATTCTAAAGACTAAATAATTATGGCACAGACATATTCAAGTACAGTAGGTAATCGCGAGTCTCTCAAGCAGACCGCAGAACTCCTAGCCGCAGACATCACTCCCGTAACAGGGTTGTTGATGCACAAAGCAACTAATAACAAGCGTCCACGTACCCTCATGGACAAGCTCAAAACTGTGGAAAACACTCCACACGTTGAAGGCGCAGATACTAACACAGGACGCGACGCATTCGCACAGGTTCGTGAGTTTGAAGGTCAAGCTCAACGTACAGTTGTTGAATACGCCGTTTCTAAGGAACAAGAGCAGGAGGACTCTGCCGTCATATCGAACATGATTAAAGCAGCTGATAAGTCTGCTATTGAGTGTGCGATTGACAAGGAGTTTGTCATCTGTGGCGACCAAGACAAGACACCAGACGTACCTGGTACTACTGGTGGTGCAACTCATGGCCTTGGTGCTTTGATTAACAACACTCCCGCAACTGGTGTGGATGCACTCTATGTGACTCCCCTTGCTTCGATCTACGGTGGCACTAAGGCACTGTACAATGACGTTCAAATGGGCGCGCAAATCGCTTCCATGTGGGGTCAAGACACAACCATGCAGGACTTGTGGTTGGTAGCAGGTCCAGGCCTCCGCGAGCATATCGTTGAGACATTCACCCGTACTGCTGGTGCAGCCTCTCAAGTTGACTACAATGTGAATGGTACAACTACTATCCCTTGGATGGTGGAAATCATTGATTCTCAGTTCGGTCAGATCAAGATGAAGAGTGCAAATCCAAATTGTATGCCTTCGACAGATCGCGGCTACTTCATCAATCCTTCGCTTCTGTACGTTGCAGAATACCAAGGTATTGAGTCTGAGAACTATCCATTCCTCGGTGGTTCGTACAAGGGTGCGGTTGACACTCGCTATGCGCTGATGACTACTGGTCCTAATGGACTCGGAAAGGTAGCCTTTAGTGATGAGAGCTGATCCATTGGCCGTTAGTTAATTCTTTGGGGGGCATGTTATGCATTGACATGCTCCCCAAATTTTACTTCAATAATTAGATGCCTAGAACTAGAGAAAACCTATCACATCTGACTGAATCTGAAAAACGAGAGAGACGCAACGAGCAGCAAAGAGCTAGACGTAGGGCGAATCCCGATAAAGAGAAGGAATATAATAAGCGAGCAGCAGAACGAAAGAAGAAGTGGGCAGAGGACAATGAAGATAGGCTAAGGGAAAATCGAAGGAAGTATTACTTAGAGAACATCGAAAAGATCAAGAAGCGATCAATGGAGAGGTATTTTAAAACCAGAGATCAGCAATTAAAATACCATAGAGAATATTATTATAAGAACAGAGAAGAGATGCGGAGGAAAGGCAAGGAGTGGTATTACTCTCAGAGTCGAGAAGTTCTAAATGATTACAACAGAAGATGGAAGGCAGAGAATCGAGGAAGAGTCAAGCAATCTGGAGAGAAGCGAAGAATACCGATGGAAATGTGCTTAAAGGCACTGGACGACAAAGAAATTCAACTAATTAATCAATTTTACAATTACTCACAAAGACTTTCAAAATGCACTGGAATAAAACATCACGTAGATCACATACTCCCATTGGCAGGAAAGACTGCGACTGGCCTTCACGTTCCTTGGAACTTGCAAGTGATTACAGCAAGGCAAAACACAGTGAAGGGAAACAGGATTTGACAGATCATATATAATCGCAGGTATGCAGAAGATATTATCAGACTCAGAACTCACGGCACTTGCAGCAAAGATGGAACTACGCCGCCAATGGCTAATGTCTCCAGCAGGACGAGCAAGGCGCGACGAGGTGATGCGAAAGTATATGAAGAATACATACGGGCAGAACAAGAAGAGTGAGAACGGTGTTCTAAGCTTTGCGGGTTGCCATGACGTATTTGAGCAAAAGGAAATGGAGCAGGAGTGTAAGGCTACGGATGGAACAGACTTCGTAAACCCAGACTACCTTGCATGGAAACAGAAGGACTTTAAAGCGCGAGGACTTACAGGCGAATGGCTATAAATACACGAACATGGGCAGAAGCGATTGGCTTAACACAGGCGCGAGCAGGGGCAAGCTTTGCTGGAGGTACGGAGCTTACCAATGTAGGCTTCTTGTTGAATAGTGCTGCCCGAACAATTTATGACGAATCCCGATGGTGGGAGCGTTTCTTAGTGGTTGAACCACGGACAGTTGAGCGTGGGTATGTGAACTACACGGAGGATAGCTATAACGTGTTTGGGGCTGGAACATCAGATGCTAATGGTCTGTATGTTCGTGACGGAAATAGTGTTGACGGAAACCCACTATATTCTCTCTACGGAGACGATGGAACAAAGACACACATACTTGAAAGCTCTGGCAACGTTGCATGGGCAATTCAAAACGTAGCAACAACGGAAATCCTCTACTCTATCGGCTCGACTAGCACAACGCCACCAGAGACGGGTTGGGTGGTTGACACAGACGGAGAAGAACCTGCCCCATTAGTTCAACCGCTTTCAGAAATCGGAGAATACATCGGACATTGGGACGGAGAGCTTTGGACGTGCGCTGACTCTCAACGTGGTCAAGCCTATCCCGATCACAATGGCATCCGAATTGCCAACTGCCCACATGGAGACACCGTGTACGTAGCGTATAAGAAAGCATTTGCAGACACCTACGGAGACGGCACTAATGGCACTGTAAGCGACATTCCGAGTGAATGGCTAGAGTTTATGTCTTATGACGCTGCAAGGGCATATGCGGCATCACAAGGCAATCAAGACGGCTACAATCCCGTGGCTATACGAGACGTTGACCGAGCAATGGAGCGAGCATTGATGAAGGTTAGTCGTCAAGGAATTAACGAAACAATAGCACTATACTTCCGTACAAACTACGGATATGACGTGAGCGTAACATAATGGCACATTTTAGAGACAGACGAGCATTCGGTTCAGTAGGCACACGTAGGTTTCGTGGTGCTAGGTTTGGCGATGGGTTGAGTCCTATGATTCGCTACCCGCTAGACGGACGTGAGCTAGACCTTAGCGCGTTCAACTACTCACTCTCCGAAGTGCCAGACATTAGCGGAGAGTCGAACGAAGCGGGGCTTTATAGCGCACGCGGTGTCTCGCTCAATGGCACGACGGATTTCATCGAAATTAACAACCTTGGCACTGCGGTAAAGAGCATCAAGATTCTGGCAAGTGCTGTGGCCGATGTAGTGCTATACGCGCAGGATTTGAACAATGGCGAGCTGGCTGATGTTGTCGTAGACGGTGACTCTAATTGGCATGATGTTGAACTGGTATTTGCCAATGCAACCGATGGTCCGTTCTCAATTGGTGAGTATAATCTAGGTGGCAACTTCGGCGGGGTGCTGGCGAATATTCGCCTCTACGATGTCAACGGTGCGCTGATAGACCAGTCGTATCTAAACAGCTACA